GAAGTTATTGGTATGATTATTAAATATGTTGGTTTAATTTTAGCTATCGTTTTTGCAATTGTATTTTTGGTCATGGTGTGTTTCTAATATGGCTAAACATTCAAATGGTGGCAAAGGTTCTAAACCTAGGCCGTTTAGTATAAGTCAGGAAGAGTTTGATAGTAATTGGGATAATATCTTTAAAAAAGATAGATCCAAAGATAAAAATATACTAAATAAAGATAATAACCAAACACACACATCGGTTATTAACACAAACACAAACACACAGGAGAAGTAAATGTCAAATATGACACCGTTTGAAATTCGCCTTGAATTATTAAAAATGGCAAAAGAAATGCTTGAAGAGGATTACCGAAGCAAGCGAGAACAAATCAGTAATGATTGGTCAGTCAAAGTTGAAGTAGCAAAACTCAATGGCGGATCAATACCAGACCATCCAGGTTTCCCAACATATCCATCAGAAAAAGATATTATAACCAAAGCACAAGAACTTAATGGCTTTGTTTCTAATATAGATTCTAAACCGACAGTAACAACGAAAAAAGCTAGCTCAACCGTATAGCCAAAGGCGTTTTATAGCCCTTAACTAAAAGGAGATACTATGCAGAGAACTTATACACTCAGCACATCAACAATAGTAATTGCAACATTTATATCAGTATTAATAGTTTTAGGATTTAGTAGTGTAATGGCAACTCAAATAAATCCAATGCCAGTTAAAATTAGTTATAACGATTTATCACCAAAAGCAAAACAACAAGTAGAATGCTTAGCACAGAATATCTACTTTGAATCGGGTCACGAATCTAAAGAAGGTCAAATTGCCGTAGGCATGGTCACCATGAACCGTGTTAAAAGCGGAATATTTCCAGATACGATTTGTGGTGTAGTTAAACAAAAAACACAATCAACTTGCCAATTTTCTTGGATATGTGAAGGCAAATTTGATGTTAAATCCTTGACACACTTCAATCATTCGTTGTATAATAGTGTTCGTGAGTTAGCTGTATATGTTTATGCCAATCACGATAAGATAGAAGACCCAAGCCGTGGTGCTTTATTTTATCATGCAGATTATGTCAATCCAAAATGGAGAAATGTGACCTATCTAACACAAATTGGTCGGCATAAATTTTATGATAAAAAGGAATCAAAATAATGACACAAGTAAAAGAAGCCGTTAAAGTAAGTGCAATCTTTTTTGTTTGTTTAACAATTGTTTTATTATCAATCACTGGTGGTGTTGCGTATTATTACGCTCATGACCGATTATTGATGTCAAAGAATGTTTCAGAAGCCATTGAAAAGGGAATTGATCCATTATCAGTAAGATGTTCTTATGCTTCACACTCTGACACCGTTTGTGTTGCATATGCGTATTCAAAACAAGGCAAAACATCAGCTTCCGACCAACCTATATCAATTAAGAAATAATATGCCAACAAAAGAAGAAATGAATAAGTTTTCCCGTGCTATTGATAGTTTAGTAGCAAACACAGATTATAATTACATAGAAGCTATCGTAGAACATTGTAAGAAAACAGGATTAGAAATTGAAGTGGCCGCAACACTCATCAATGCAAATCTTAAATCAAAGATTGAGATGAATGCTATGGACAACAATTTACTTAAAGAAAAAAGCTCACGCTTACCAATATGAGTTTCGTTGCTATCTCATAAGATTTTCAAAATAGCAAATTAACTTAAAGGAGTATAACATGCCTAAAGTCACTTTAGATGTTAATTTATTAGCTAATGTAGCGCTTGCTGTATTAGTAGTTGAGTTAGTTGGCAAAATCACCGGTTGGTGGTAGTATAAAAGAGTTGGGAGAACTCTACAAAACTCCCACTTTATTATGATGAGAAATTATGACTGGTTATGAAACTTTTGCAATATTCCAAGCTCTAAAGCTTCATTTCACCAAAGAGGCTTACGACTTCTTTAAGTATAACGGCAAAACATCCGTAACCATAACTTCATTTGAAAATCGTAAAGATAAGTATCACTTCTATAAATTATCACGCAAGTTTAATACAAAAGAAGAACTAATTGACTTCATTGTATTTAATTTGATTGAAGATGAGAATTTATGGATTGGTAATCTTTTAGGAGGAGAGGCTGATACACGATACCTTAAACACAAAAAGTATCATCAGGCTGTATCCTATATGTTCAAAGAAGATTGTCAAAAAATCTTTGAAGGGTTAGATAACCCAAATGCACTATTGATAACCAATGGTGATTACCCGATTCTTTTGACCAAATCATTACAAAAAGAAATTGAGATTGAGTCCTTATGTATTTTAAATATGTTACTCAACTTCTTTCCGATGTGGTCAAAGAATATATCGGATACTATCCGATGGCCCGAATACCGTAAAACTGTGCTTAAGTATACCGCATTTATGCCTCAAGATAGTGTAAGATATAGGTTAATTCTGAAAGAAGTATTAAATCAGAAGACTAAATAAGATATATTATGGTAGTTTGTGGATAAAACGAAATACAATTATACAATAACATACATTTACATACGAAAGGTAATACAATGAGCAACTTTGAATCACTCAAACGCAATCGTTCTAGTTTAGAAAAATTAACAAAAGCGATTGAAGCAACAACCCAATCAACAACCGAATCCGGTTCACGAGAAGACACCCGTTTATGGCAACCCACAGTAGATAAAGCTGGTAATGGCATGGCTATTATCCGTTTTCTACCGGCACCAGCTGTAGATGGTGAAGACGCATTACCATGGGTAAGAGTTTTCTCTCATGGCTTCCAAGGTCCAGGCGGTTGGTATATTGAGAACTCTCTCACAACACTTAACCAAAAAGATCCAGTTTCAGAGTATAATTCAACTCTATGGAATTCTGGCATTGAAGCAAATAAAGAAATCGCTCGTAAGCAAAAACGAAGATTAAATTATGTAGCGAATGTCTATGTGGTTTCTGACCCAAGCAATCCTGAAAATGAAGGCCAAATTAGAATTTATAAATTTGGTAAGAAAATCTTTGACAAGATTACTGAAGCGATGAATCCAGAATTCGCAGACGAAACTCCAGTTAACCCATTTGATATGTGGGAAGGTGCAAACTTTAAATTGAAGATTCGTAATGTTGAAGGCTATCGTAACTATGATAAATCAGAATTTGCTGATAAATCAGCATTACTTGATGGCGATGATGCAAAACTTGAAACTTTATGGAAACAAGAACATTCATTAAAAGAATTCTTGGATCCAAAACACTTCAAACCTTATGAAGTATTAAAAGCACGATTAGATAAAGTTTTAGGTTTTGAAGGTGAAGTAGCACCAAGAACTAAAGCTGAAGATGTTGTCGTTGAAAACTTTAACGATTCAGCATTAAATGAAATTGATGCTAAGATTGCTTCTGGCGGTGACGATGATTTAGATTATTTTAAATCATTAGCTGGTCAAGAGTAATACTATCTTTGAACGAAGAATACCCGCTTAGGCGGGTATTTTTTTATGCCACTCGGGCAAGAACCATATTTGTTGGGTTTGCTTTATCTTTAGTCATTGTAGCTGGTTGATTATTAACCACTCTGGTATTATTGGTTGTAGGTGCATTAACAATCATTGGTGTTTGTGATTTCGCTTGTTGCCTTTGACCTGATGACACTTCATTAGATGCAGTTGCAACTTGTGATCCTGTAGGACCGCTAGACATCGCTGCGTAAATTTGTTGTGAGGATGCTTCTCGTGCTGCAGCTTTCTTTCCTGTAGGATCAGCAAAAGCAATTGCTTTATTAACCTTAGACATATTTTCTACATCTTCCGGTTTTAGTCCTTTATAACTTAATAAGAACCATGGAATCGCTTTAGCGGCAACTTCAGGAGAATTTAATGAATCAGGATTACTTAAAACATCAACACCTACAAATTTAGAAATGGCAGCATATTGGTTTTTACCTGTGTGTTGAATAAACCCACGACCACGATATTTGAAACCATCACCTGGTGCGGAATTACCATCAGTTGTTTTGTAAACTTCATTTGCTAATCCTTCAGGATTGTTGACAAGTGGTTGTGCAAATTCAACCGAAGGAATTCTTCTTTTTCCAAAAACATCTTGAATTCTTTGTGGTGAGCTATAATTTAAATTTTCACTTTGTACCTTAAAATTGGATTCTGCTTTTACTGTCGCTAAAACATTTGCGTGAGCTTTAGGTGATGTGACACCAGATTCATTCAATGATTTTACGATTGTTGCTTGAACACCAGAAACTTCTAAAGGTTTTTCTTCTTTACTTGGCACCTTTGCTGGTGCAGCTGGTGCTGGTTTTGGAGCTAATAGTGTTGGTGTTGGTGCAGCTGGTTGAACTTCTGGTTTTGGTGGTGGAGCTTCAGCTGGTAAAGTGACAGGTTTAGATAATAAGTCAGCAGCTTTTTGCTGAGCATCTTTTTCTTTATCCGTTACTTTGCTTTTTAATATATCGGGAACAACAACTTGTTCTTTTTGGGGTGTTTCTTTGGGCGCCTCTTTAGGTTTAATATCAATGCCAAATAATTTTAATACACTATTAAACTTATCACCAACCCAATCAGAGAATTTACCAAAAAACTCCTGTATAGGCTTAATAACAGGCATCAGAAAATCTGCAGCTCCTTGATATAAATTCTTTATTGTTTCTTTGTCAATCAATCCTAAAGTAAGAAATTCAACAACACTTCCTACAGCTTCTTTATATGCTTCCCAAATAGAACCCGTTTCTTTCCATTTTTCAAAGGCTGATGATATTGCTACCCAT